CCCCATAGCACCCATAACTGGAGCAGCATATTGAAAGGTTTCCCCCATCATGCTAACATTCGTGTTTGCGTTAGAGGATGCAGCTGCAAGAATATCCGCAAAATGGCTGCTATCGTCAGCAGTTAATCCAAAAGCAGTCAAAGCATCTGTTACAATGTCAGAAGTGGTTGCTAAATCTTCTCCGGATGCGGCAGCAAGATTCATGACGCCATCAATACCATTCAGCATATCCGTCGTTTTCCAGCCTGCCATTGCCATATAGTCCATCGCTTCGGCAGCTTCACTTGCGGAGAATTTTGTAGTTTGCCCCATTTCACGTGCTTTGTTACGGAGTGCTTCCAGTTCGTCACCTGATGCTCCGGATACAGCCGCAACCTTGCTCATGGCGGAGTCAAAATCAGAGGCAGTTTTTACAGCTGCCGTACCAAGTGCCAATACACCAGTAGTCACAGGCAATAATTTTTCTCCTGCGCCAGAGATTTTGTTGCCCACATTTTCAAGTACTTGTCCGGCTTCTCCAATTCTCACAAGAGCTGTATTCGCATTTGCCGCTTCTGTTTGCAAACGTTGCAGCTCAGCTTCTGTCTCAATGATTTCACGCTGTAGTGCATCATACTGCTGTTGGGTGATTTCACCATTTGCAAGAGCCGTATTGGCTTGTTCTGCGGCAGTTTTCAAAGTCGACAACTTATCCTCTGTGTCAGAAATTGCATCAGTCAGGAGTTTCTGCTTCTGTGCGAGTAGTTCCGTATTAGTTGGGTCGAGCTTCAACAGCTTTTCGACATCTTTCAGTTGCGTTTGCGTGCTTTTGATATTCTTATTGACATCTTCCAACGCCTTGGAGAGTTTGGTTGTATCGCCACCAATTTCGACGGTTATTCCTTTGATACGGTTTGCCATGGGTTCACCTCTTTTCCGAAATATTTTTCAAAATAGGTTGAACTTATCCTAAATATATGATATACTATAGTTAAGGAGGTGTTCGTATGAATATTGATACAAACACAATTGTTTCGATTAGTGAAGCAAATCAGAATTTTTCCAGAGTAGCAAGGCTCGTTGACCAGTATGGCTCTGCCGTTATCCTGAAGAATAACACGCCTCGATATCTCGTGGTTGAATTTCAAGAGGCAGAATCATTGCAGACTGCTGAGGATAACGATGTTCTTGCAATTTCAAAGAAACTGATGGAGCGGAATGCTGAAGTTTATAAGGAGCTTGCCAAATGAAAAAGCTTACAAAAGAACAGGTCGTTCTGCTGCATAAAGCACTTGTGGCAGAATCCGGCGGCTCTTCTGAAATTCGTGATGAAGGCTTGCTGGATTCTGCATTAAACGCTCCATTTCAGACATTTTCAGGGACAGAGTTGTATCCAACGGTCTTGGAAAAAGCTGCTCGTCTTGGATATGGGCTGATTAAAAATCACCCTTTTGTAGACGGGAATAAAAGAATCGGAACACATGTCATGCTTGTTTTTCTGATGCTGAATCATTTTGAAGTTGAATACGATGATAACGATTTGGTACAGCTGATTCTTGGCGTTGCGTCAGGAGAAATTGACGACCGCCAGCTTCTGGTGTGGTTACAGCAACATCTTGTCTGAAATCATGTCACCAGCGGTCAAAATCTTCCTGCGTAGCCTGCTGTGTCCACCCATCAAAATCATCCCTTTCACGTTCACAGAACATATCATTTATCAAACCTATTGTAAGCAAATCCAGCTCGGTCATTGATAGACCAAGTTGTTTGCATCTTAGTAAGAATAGTGGCGTTGTCATCGGGCGGTCAGTCGGGCGATGTTTTTTTTAGATGCAATCTGCGTTGCGGTATTCAATCCCCACAGTTCAATCAGTTGAGGAAGAATCTGATAAATTGAAAAAGTGTTGAACTGCTCCAAAAACTCATCCGGATTATCGGGAACGTTCTCAGGATCAGCGTGCTTTGCGGTGATATATGCAATGTTTTCAAAAACCTCCAGACTTTCAATGTTCAGCCCTGAATTGGATTCATCGCCGTTCTGCACGTCTTTCTGCAAAGAAGCGAAATCCTGATAAATATCCCTGCCGAACTTCAGACGGTAAAGGCGAGGTACAGCCGCACTCGCCTTGAAAGGAACTTCAATTCCGTCAATTGTAATTGTTTTCTTAATAGCCATAGCCGACCTCCTTATGATGTTTTTGTCGTGGTCGTTTTCGATGCCGTAAACGTCGGAATATACACAGAATTATACCAATTATTATAAATCGTTTCGTCCGTATTTTCGCAAGTTTTGGATTTCACCAGACCGTCCGGCAGAGCCGATGCTGTCAGCGATAATGTCTCTGTCTTGACCTCGGTGCTTTCCTCCGTGGTGGAACTTTCCGTCGCAGGACGACTTGCGGTACAGCAGTACATGACGTGGCGAATGTGATTTTTGTCACCCGAAAATTCAAAAAGCAGTGCAAACTGCTGCGGTTCAGCATCATTTTTTTCCACCAGCACACCTTTCGTATCAAGGATTTCTCCCAGAATTTCCGTTGCAAAATCGGTGGTAATGAGAGCAATCTCAAGGTCACCGGTGTAGCCAGCGTTGTTGTTGATAACGTAGTAAACCGTGTTGTCAGCGTAAAAATTCTCGGCTTCGCCATTGGCATCAATTGAAAGCGATACAGCACCGGGCAGTCTCACGGGCGTATCAAAGGTAGGAACACCGTCATCAGACCACGCTGTGATTTTAGCCCAATGCACCTTATTCAAACCAAACTTAACTTTATTCTTTTTCAGAGCCATTTTTAAACCAGCCTCCTTTAATCTTGTGTCGGCATACCATTCGTCCTCAGACAGTATCCTGCCTCGGACTCAGGCATCCATTTCATAAAGCACTTCATACATCTTTTCCGATGCAATCCAGCTTTCAGTTTTCGTATAAAATATCTCATGTGCGTGCAGCACGGATTCAATTTCTTTTTCCAACTCGGGCGATTTCTTGTCGGTATACAGCTCAATGTTCAGCTTTTTGAAGCTGTGATACATCACATTATCCGCACCGAAAGTATTCTCGCCGGGTGAGAAAAAAATCAGAAAGGGCAGATTTGGACTCTCGCCCTCGGCAAAGTGATGATACGCAAATGGAAGTCCCATTTCACGCATCATTTCAGCAATATCTTCGTATGTCACAGGAATCACCTCAACGCTTTTTCTATCAGGTTTTCGAGCATTTCTGCACCATGTTCTTCCGCAGGCGCAATATGCGGACGGGCAGACACACGTCCTCCGCCACGCTTGGCATGACCATGCTCAAGAAGGTGCGCAAGCTGATAGCGATTTTTAGAATGCACCGTCATCTGCAATTCGTGGCTATTTTCCGACACTTTTGATGCCGTCCAACTTTTCTTGTATGCTCCCGATTTGACAGGTGCGTTCTCCATGATTTCTTTCTTGACAGTCGTCGCAGTCTTGCGGACGGCTTTTTTCATTTCCGTATCGGCAAGGTCAGCGTATTCTGACAAGCCTTTCATAATTTCAGCACTCATGTCGTCAATAGATGTCATCGGGTACACCTGCCTTTCTTGTGGTAGCAGTGATTTTGATGTAATCGTTACGCACAAAATCCGGCACAATTCCGGTAATATCGTACTCTAAATTACGAAAGAGAATCCGATTAACTGTAGTTGATAGACGGACAGTTTGAAAATTCTGACGGATGAAAAATTGCATTGTCTCAATTTCTTTTGATGTACCATTGTCACTGGATTCAGTGGATGATTGCACGCTCACATAAGCCCAACAAGAATAAGTTTCCTCCCACTTTGCGATATGATTTCCAATTTCATCAATTACAGTTCTGTTTTCAAGAATCGTAATTCGCTGATTCAATTTCCCGATTTCCACTCAAATCACATCCTCTCGTTGTGCAAAAAGCAATGCCCGAATCACCAGCGTTAATTTCAAAAAGTCCGCAGTATTGCGGTTTTCGTAGAGGTAAGAAATGGTATACAGCATAGCTTGCCGAGTGGTTTCCTCATTTTCTGCAAACTGCTCTTCATTCATTCTGCCAACGTCCATGCACAGCTTTTTTGCTGTTTCCATCAATGATAAAATGAGTTTGTCTTCTTCATCAAAATCCATGCGAAGATACATTTTCACTTCATTCAATGTCAACATACTCACGCCTTTGCCGTCCCGCCCTTGACGGTGAGCGTTTTCACAGCCTCCGGAAGAATCAGACGACCATCCACACGCTCGGAAGCAAGGAAACCGACCTGTCCGTTCATGGCGAACAGTTCATTCAATCTCTTGAGGGAGCGACCCTGACGGTCAGCAATCCAGTAATAACTCATGTCACCGAATGCAATAGCCTTTTTGCCTGCATCAATAGTCGGTGCATAAACGGAAGTTACGTAAGGGC